TATGGACAAAATACTGGCTACTGAGGAGGCGTGCGTGGTGGTGAATTATGAGATTTGGCGTAAAGATAAGGATTTGTTGGCTAAGTTTATGGATTGGCAGACTGACACGATCATTGTGGATGAAGCCCATAATTTGAAGAACACTGCGACATCGAATTTTCGTTACATTGAAATGTTGATGAAGATTGACAACGTTTGTCCGAAGTGTAAGCAGCACATCAAGGGTTTGTATGGTGATGATAAGAAGTTGAAACCGTGTTGGAGCTGTGGTTGGAAGAAGGGTGAGCTGACACCGGTTAGGTATGCGTACAAGCTTGATGAGTGGTTGTCGAGTAAGAGTGTAAAGAACGTGTGTTTTACTACTGGCACACCAATTTTGAATTCACCTATGGACATCTATGCGTTACTGCATTTGTGCGATCCGATGTTGTTTGCCCGTAAAAGCCAGTTTTTGCAGACTTTTTGTACACAAAATTATGCTTCGGGGAAGTTTGAGTTTCGTGCAGGGCAGTTAGATAACCTTAGACCGTTGATTTCTGGGCGATTTATTGCTCGTACTCGTGAGGATGCGGGTATTGTGTTGCCTGTGCAGCGTAAACATGTTGTCCGTGTGGACTTGGACCCTGAGGTATATAAGGATCAATATAAGATTGTCCGTCAGCTGTCTGAACGCGCACAAATCATGCTTGATAGTGGTGAATCGATGACTATTATGCACCTAATCAGCTTGATCACGCGTAAACGGCAGGCGAATGTCTGGCCTGCTGGTATTGAATTGAAGAATGCTGAGGGGGAGGTTATTTTTTCTGTCGGGCAGGAAGTGAAAGAGTCTGTAAAGCTTGATGTTGCGTTGGAGCAGATACTTGCTATACATGCTGAGGGTAGGCGGCAGGTTGTTTTTAGTCAGTTCAGTACTGCTCTTGTCGGTTTTTCTGAAATTCTGAAGGCAAATGGCTTACGTGTCGCACTTTTGACGGGCGCAACACCTAGGAAAGAACGTCAAGAAATCAAAGATAATTTCTATGAGGCAAAGAAAGAGGAACCAAAATGGGACATCATCCTATGCAATTACAAAACTGGTGGGACGGGTTTGAACCTGACGTCTGCCACTGCAACACACATCGTAGACGAAGAATGGAATCCGGGGAAGCGGGATCAGGCTTACGCGAGGACAGACCGCATTGGTCAAACGCTGGAAAACGATGTTTATATATACCGGATACCGGCATCCATAGATACATGGATGAGCAACACGATTCACCGGAAGGAGCAGATGGTGTCGGCGTTCCAAGATACAATGACTGATGAAGGGGTCGACATGACTTTTGAGAGCTTGAGCGAGGCTATGAGGACGGGAGAAGTATTGTGACAAACTATGATTTGGATGCTTGGGAAGAAGCTTGGATCGACAAGAATTTCAAGGTCTATGAGCCTCACCAAGATGATTACGTTGTTGTGGGTACTGGCGAGCGGGGTGTCGGCAGGCCCATGTCAGAGCCTTCCGAAATCACAGACATTATCTCGACAGGTCGTAAACGGGCCGCAATGATGTACCCAATATTCAAAGACATGGTGTGTGAGTGGGCGGGATTGGCTAAGGCGGGTGGCGGTGTCGAGCCGATCATCGGTTGTGCCGGCAACATTATCCAACCCAACAAGGGCCCCGACAAGGGTGACCGGCATCATGGGCCCGACAAGAACGTGATCAACAATGGCCCAAACAATGTGCACCGTATTTGTGCGAAGTGTCACAACAGGTGGCACGCTTTGAACAATAAATATTATGGCCCGCGGCCTCCAGCCGATGAGCCATTTGTTCCTCTTGAAGAACACGATTGGGAATACCACGACTCGACGTCGAAGGCAGACCCAAGCCAGATAGAAAAAAACGAAGAATGGTGGTCAAACAAACACAAATTGCTTGTGAATGTTGACACCGAATAATATGGTACGCTATTATCAAAATTGAAAGGACGGAATGAAAATGCAACTATGGATTGATTTAGAAACTACCGGGCTAGACCCGGACGATGATCGCATTATTGAAGTTGGCTGGATGCTGACCGACCACCACGAAATTGTGGAGCCGGTTCAGTCAGTAATCATCACACCAGACAAAATGGCGTGGGAGCTGATGCAGCAAGACTTATTTGTGCAGACAATGCACACTGAAAACGGTTTGATCAAAGACATGGAGTCTTTTGGCACCATCATGGTTGAAGATGCTGAAGATCAAATACTTGAGCTGCTTGACAAGCACGACATTGAAACCGCAATTCTGTCGGGAGCAAGTGTTCACTTCGACAGAGGTTTTATCAAAAATTGGATGTGGCGTTTAGATCAGAGGCTTAGCCACAGGCATTTTGATGTCAGTACTCTGCGGATGTTTTTTGACAGCCAGGGTTTTCACTCTTACGGTGAACGCACACGCCCGACAGTTCACAGAGCTTTGGAAGATGTCGAAGACGCATACAAATTGTTTTGCACGTATGCTGAGCTGACTCAGGAGCTGGAGTACAGCTACAACAACAGGACGGACAGCCTCGATGCCTAGTGTTAGCCATTCAGAGGTAGACAGTTACCTGTTGTGCCGCAGAAAGCATTACTACGGCTACGGGATGAGCATTCAGCGCATCAACACGAGCCACAGTTTGGCGATGGGTACGGCAGGGCACGCCGTCCTTGAAACCTTTTACAAGTATTTGTTTGAGAGTGGCGACACTTACGAAGACCAACTTGTAGCGTTCGATCAGGGTGTCGTGTTGGCTGAGCACAAGTACCAGGAAATTGTTGATGACGGGTTTGAGGATGCTAGCAACAGGGCCTCGCTGCGTGACGTGCTATTCCATGAAGAGTGGGGTTACTTCGCTAACGAATACATGGTAAAGAACGGTTGGCAAGTGTTGGCTGTCGAGCAAGAGTTTAGTTTGATGTATGACGAAACAACAGAAGGCAGCTACCCTTTCGTCATTGACCTCATCATGCGGGACAAAGAAGGAAACGTAGTTGTTGTCGATCACAAGTTTGTGTACGACTTCTACACTTCTAACCAAACAGATCTTCAGCCACAAATTCCGAAATACATCGGCGCGTTGCGTGCTTTGAACTACCCAGTAGCTTATGGTGCATATAACATGTTGAGGACTCGGAAGCTGAAGACACCCGAAGCAAGTTCGATGCAGTACTTTATGCCTTTCAAACCTAACGCTGAACGTGTGTTGAATACGTTTGCGGAGCAGATTGGTGTGGCGGCTGAGATACAAGCTCTCAAAGAACTAAATATTGAAGATCAGAGCAAACGTGCCTACCGCACAGCCAACAAGATGGTGTGCCAGTCATGCTCTTTCAAAGATATTTGTTCTACTGAGTTGGTGGGTGGTAACACTGAGCTTATGCTCAAAACTGAATATAAAGTACGTGAACGACGATCTTTCGTCACAACTAATAATGAAGGAATAACTAATGAGTAATCGCCTTGATGAACTGATGTCGAGAATGGCTGACCTTGGAACAGAGAAAGTAGCTAAGAATCTGATGGCAATGCTTTATGGCAAGCCTGGAACTGGCAAAACTGTCCTATCTGTCGCTCTGGCAAAACAAATTGTAAAACCCGGCCAAAAAGTGTTGTACATCGACACTAAAGAAGGTTGGGTATCACTACAAAACCACGAAGGATTGTTATCTGATGTGGTACGGATGAACTATAAAAAGTTTGCCGACTTCGCTGTCCTCGCCAACGCAATAGCTAAAGGTGAGAACGGCTTAGACAAAGTGGGAGCTGTCGTCATCGATGAATACTCGACTGCGGCAGACATGCTGTTGGATGAGCTTTATCGTGAAGATGTGGGCGCTACAAGTGACGAGATTCCAACCGGAGTGTTGGATGCTCGCTTGTACATGCCCCTCGGTGACGCCTGTCGCAAGGCTTTGGAGATGTTTCAAAACCTGTCTGGGGTACACGTTATTCTTATCGCACATGAGCGGGAGATCGTGGACCACCGCAAGATGAAGGTCATCAAGCCTGGCTTCTCCCCTAAGAACGGTGATGGGCTACAGAAGCTCATGCACGTAACGGCACACGTTACCACCGAGATCAAAGGCATTGGTAAGAACACTTCTTACGAACGCCAGGTGCAGTCGCACCCCTCGGCACTTGTCGATGCGAAATCACGCATTGGTGGGCTGCCCCTTATGACTTCACCCGAAGAGTTTATTGCTGTAGTCAGTGACTGGCTGAGCAATGATTCTGTGGGTGTTGTAGCTGAAGCCAAAACCTTGGCTTCAGATGAACTGCCTGACGAAGGCGTGCCCGTTGCTGAAGGTTATACTGAAGACGACGAGCCCGCATTTGTAGGCGAAACTAACTGATAACACTGAAAAGGATAAAAAAATGGGAATGTTGG